TCCACCAATTCCTGTGGCAGTGGACTTAGCGTCAGCTAAGTTAATATCCATTTGTTTGGAATTAATTTCGTTTTCTAATTCTTTGAGTTTTGTTTTTGCGGCAAGTTTTTCTTCCTCTGAGGTGTGAACAGAGTCTATTACCTTACCAACCGTTTCTACTAGAGAACCACCTAATAATTTATTAAGAACCAATATATACTCCTAACGCAAGAAAAACGACAGCGATAGCTACATCTCTTTTCTTTACATTAGAAGCCAAGTTTTTAACTTTTGATAGTATTTCCATTAAAATACTCCTTCGAATTTAAGACCTTTAGATGCTATTCCATAACCTCGTTTGTGTTTTTTATCCTCAGGTACAGAGCCTACTGGCATGATCTTACCTGGTGGAATAGATAAACCTTGTGACTTAGGTCCCTTTTTAGGAGGGACTGTTTTTGTAAGTTTTTTAGTCATTAGTGCAACGTTAGACTTTTTTCATCATTTTGCAACCTAGAAATTTGATTAGCAATGTAAGCATCAGCTAATTGTTCACCATAAGCGTCAACCATTGTTTCACGACTCATAGCTAACATAACTTGAGCTAACTCAACTAAATTCATCCCTTGATCTACCTGACCTTGAACAAAAGTCCTAGTGTCATTAATAATCTTTTGAACTCTTTTTTCGGTTTGTTTGTCCATTTTAAAAGTATAATACTTATCACTTGGTCTTTCTAGATTTTTTTTCAACGCCTTTAATAACTCCTTTGTTAGCTGACGCATAAAAAACCTGTTTACCTTTTTTCTTTCCATATGTCTTCTCCATGGATTTCTTTATTTTACTACCCTTTTTTGTTAATGGCATCTCTTCTCGCTTGATTTAGATTTTGTGTAGTCATCTTGTCATACTGAACTTCAGCACGTTTGTCTGCGATATCATAATCTTTTTGTATTCTAGCTTGATCATTTATAGATCTTTGTTTTAATTTTTCAGCATCTAATTGTAATTTAGCAGCATCTAACTGAGCATCAACTTGATCTTTTTGAGCGTTCTGTGCTAATTCTTGTTGTTTAAGTTGTATGACAGGATCAGGTTTACCTTGTCCACTGAGTTGTGCTGACAATTGTTTTATTTCTGCCATAAATTGTGCCTCTAATTTTGCTATTGCTTCGTCAACTTGCTCTTGAGGAAGTTGACCTTGTTGCACTAAGAACATCACTTGTTCTTTTGCTTTTAATGATACATGTTCTAAAACGTGTTTTTGTAATTTCATGGCCATGGGTGGATTACCTAATACCATTTGATTAGTGCCAAAAATTAAATGATTTTGAATATGAGCATCATGATCTTGTCCTTCATACGCTCTTAACAAATTACTATCTAATAAATCAGCGTGTTCCATAGCAGGATCTTTTGGCTCCGTTGGAGAATCTTTTCTTAAAATTTGATCAATGTCTTTAACACCTAGAGCTTCATACATTCTTCTGTAAGCCTCTTTCACATTATGAATATCAGGTGCACTTTGAGCCAACTGTAACTCTGTTTGAGCTAAAGTTACTCTTTGAGTTGTAGAAAATATATTAGGATCTGAAACAGGTAAGACATCCACACGGTCACTAAAGTCTTCTGCCTTTACAGTTCTATCAGCACCCTCCACTGAGTATGGATAAGTCTCAGGTAGATAATCACGGAAAACATCAAACAATAATTTAAATTCTTTTTTCTGAGAATAATGACATCGTTTGTGTATTCCTGACATGACTTTGGAGCCCCTCTCTAATAATGCCATTGTTGTTCCGACAGGTGCATTTTGATTTGCATCACCGACCTGTAAATCAGTTATAGCCGCAAATCTTTGTCCTGATTGAACAACAAATCCTAGTAGACTGTAAAGTGTTTGAGAGGGTTCTTTGTAAGGTAAGGGTAAAAGAGCATTTCTTAAATCACCATTAGGTGCATCTATGTCTCTAAATTCTCCTGGTTGTAGAGGCTCAGCATCATCTCTAATTCTAATGCCTCTTGATTTAAATCCTGCGGGTAAATTAGCTAAAGTACCTGCGTCTATTAATTGTCGTAAAAGTTGTGTTGCTGTTCTTGATAAAGAACCGATTAAATGTATTAAACCAAGTCCATAAAAACCTAAACCCGGTAAAAATTTATAATGAACAAAATATTTTTTCTTTAATTTTTTTTCATCACCTTTGTCATAGTTTCTTCTGATACCCACCACTTTACCTGAGCTGTCTTCAATAGTTACAATGTAAGGAATTTTTATTCCTGTGGGCTCACCATCTACTCCTTTATCCTCAAAACCCACTAAATCTAAGGACACATGAAACTCATAAAGCCTAACCGACTTATCCATGTAAGAAGCTTTTAAGCCCTCTATCTCATCATATTTTTTTTGAACTTCTGTTGGTTCAGTTTCAGATGGCATTATGTCTATGTCTTTATAAAAACCTGAAACTTGTTTTTTTCTAAAATCATTATAACTCATGTTAATTATCTGAGTTATTCTTTCACAAGAGTCTAAGTCACTTGCCATGTAATTGACAACTAAATCCTCTGCTGGAACAAACTTTGATACAGCTCTATCCATCAACTCATCATAATAAACTTTTTTAAATGTAGAACCTGCTAAAGGTAAATAAAATAACATTTGATCAAACTCAGGAGTATAGTCCTCCATTGTGTTTGTTATTTGATAATTCATGAACTCCTCAACTCTTTGAGCTTGAGAATATTTTTCAGGTGTCTCCTGTCCCATAATAACTGTTCTTACAGGACCACTGGAAGGTAATAATTCTTTATAAGCTGTGGCTTGAAACTGTGTTGCACTCTCAGCTAACAAAGGATGAGTTACACCACTGGCTCCTTGAAATGGTCTAGTTCTTTCATCATACTTTGTTCCTAATAAATCTAAGCCCTTCATGTAAGAGTCTTCCCAATCTTTTCGTGAGGATTTATCGTTTTCTAATTCTGCAAGTAATTCATCAGCAAGTCTATTACACTCTTGTTCATCCATGACTTCAGCTAAGTTTGAATAAAACTCAACTTCATCAGGTAATGTTTTCATCGGATCAAAATCTAATATTGCACCACCCTGTTCATCAATCTCTATGTCCACTCCCTCAGGTGTAGGAATAGGCTGACCATCAATCTCAACTTCAGTTTCTGATTTTAAAATTTCTAATTCAGGCTTACCACCTAAGTCTAAAGATTTGTCTATGTTATCTACCATATTTATAATGTTCGCACTTCAGGCACTGGGGTTATATAACCACCTTTGAATTTTTTAGTTGGCGGCGTAATTTTAATATTTGAAGTCTCGCCCTGTCGAAGTTCTGCATCGGACTCGGCTTTGAGTTTTTGATCAAGGACTTCTTGGGCCGCTGTTCCATAGTCTTTTGGTACACTTTTTACTCCTAACTTAGTATATAATCCTTGCTCAAAGTACCACTTAATAGCCTGAGTGTCACGGACTGTTTTACCTACTAACGTTGATAAGTCAGTCATAAACTGATCAAATTTTGTTTTCATTTTTACAGTTGGAGTGCCTGTATTTTCTAAAATTTTCCCATCTTTATCAGTCATGATTTTTCCGTCAGTATCTCTCATGTACATGTTTCCACCCATCAATCTATTCATACCTCTAATGTTCCACATATCAGTCACGTTGTTATCATCGGTCCCATAGAGATTAGCCATGAACTCACCAATCTTAGGACCAAAAGCTCTGTGTCCTGAGTATATTTCATTCATTTTTACACCTGAGCTACCACCTAAATTACCATATAATTTTCGAAACTCATTTATCTCTCTGCCTGTCATTGGCGTATGCAAAAACTCTAAAAAAGCATCTAACCCTTTTTCCTGAATATAATTGTTAGCTAGGTTTAATTGTTTAGCTAAAGTACTTCCTCTTTGAGTCCATCCTACATTAGTGTTAGGATTTTTTAAGGGTATCTGTCCTGTGTCTGCAAATATATCTACTATTTGCAACGCCGCTTTAAAATCAGTTCCTACCTTTACACCTGAGGATGAAATAGCAGTTGTAAAAATAACTAAGTCTTTGAGATTAGGGTCTTCTGCAAATTTAGGATTAATTTTCTCAGCAATCTCCATCGCTCTTTTGACACCATCATCATACCAACCCACACCTGTCACCTCTTGGCCTAACTGGTAATTAATCTCTTCCACTCCCTCTTTCAACATTGCTTTATAATCATTATCATTAAAGATATCTCTCTTTGCTCCTTTATCTAAAAATTCTAATATGTCAGGAATTTTAGTTCTGTCTTTTGTAACTAATTTTTTAACGTTAGCTATAAAGTTTGTCCCTGATAATATTTGAAGAGGAGTTGATTTTTCTATGTCTTCCTTCTTAGGAGTGAAGGGAGTTATGTCTGATGGCTTGATCGGATCAGGGTCCTCTGGCTTTTTATCTTTGTCATCTTTTTTCTTTACCTCTTTAGACTTCTCTTTTTCTTTTAACGCCATCACCGCAGGTGACGCCGCTAAATTTATGACTATGTCTAATAAATTCTCTCTTGATATGTCACCAACAGATAATTGTTGTAAAAGAGCATCAGCTTGTTGTTGTCCTACGAGGCCCACGAGCAACGGTCCGAGGACCGAGAAACTTCCTCTAAGAATTAATTGTTGAAGCATCTTAGTTACCTGTCATCACTTCTTTATCGTCATCGATAATTAATTTTGTGTCGTGAGTGATGCCATGCTTATCGTAGTTCTCTAAAACTTTAATTAGCTCATCTTTACTCATGTTCTCTAAAGGAGTGTCAGCCTGAACTTTGTTATCGTAAAATCCTGCAACCTTACCTCTGTTTACTTCAGCAGCCACGGCCGCCGAATAGTGTTTGTGTTCTCTTGCTTCCTCTCTGATTTGTTTTAGGGAGGCCAAATGAGAGGCAGTGGATACTCCATACATCTGATGCAGATCTTGTTTCATCTCATTAACAGCCTCCACTACGAAAGGATTTAAGTGAGGGTTCATTAAATCAGTTGCAGTTTGACGTGCACGATTTTTTGAATATCCCGCTTTTCGTGCTGCTTCGGCCGCGGAACACTCTCCGAGTAAAACTTTATGAACATACTCATAAACGAATATCATTTGCTTAGGCGTTAGCTTTTGTTTCAGTCTCCTATCCTCAGGATTAATTTTTTTAATAGTATTCATAGCTTTGATGTTCTCTTGGGTCCATGTCGTCTTCATCGTCAAACAAAGAAACCAAATTACCTTGTCGATATCTTAACAGTGCTAAGGTGGTTGCGTCAACAAGATCATCATGCTCTCCATAAGGGAATGAGGCACACTCTTCTTGGACATCAAGGGCCCAATCGTCCTCGGTTCGCCAAACGTGGCCCGCTTCAAATATGGGAGCAACAGAGTTTAATCTTACATGTTTGTCCTGACCACGGTTAGGTGAGTATGCTGTGGCGTACACTCCAAAACGCCTAAGCTCCTGTATCAAGGGTGTCCCTGATGCTTTTGCTTCTATAATAACACTGTCAGGGTCGTACATCTTTAACTCTTCTTTTGCAACTTGTTTAAGCTCAGGAAAGTCCCACCTTCCTTTTCTACAGTTTAACAAAATCAAATGTGTCTCTCTTCCCTCATCAGGGTTAAAGACTCCCCAAGTTGTAATAGCTGAGTAGTCAGCAGACTCTTTTTTTGAAAATGCAGTATCATAACTTTGAATTACAAACTTACAGTTTGGTGGTTCTTTCTTTTCCCACACTCTCCACCACTCACGTTTAATAATACTAGATCCATCATAGGTAGGATTTTGTTGCCACTGTGCATTCCACTTACTTGGAACCAAAGAAGCTTTAACTTTATCAAGCTCCTCTAACTTCCAATACTGTGGCCATATTGGTTTTCTAGTTTCATCGTCATCATCCTCTAAAATTGCCGGGAATTCTATGATGTCCCACTTATCTGCTTTGAGATCTCCCATCTTTTTTACAAGATTACCTGTAAGATCCTTGTCAGACCATCGAGTCATAACAATAACTATGCTTCCACCCGGTTGCATACGCTGTCTAGGTCCTGAAGTGTACCACTCGTAAGCATTATCCATGGCTGTTTCAGACAAAGCATCTTGTTCTGAGTGAGGATCATCAATAATTAACAGATCAGCACCTCTTCCTGTTATTGCACCACCAACACCTGCGGCATAATACTCTCCACCAAGGTTAGTTTCCCACCTTCCTGCCGCCTGATTGTCAGTTCTTAACGTTACATCAGGAAAAACTCCCTTATATTCCTTTGTGTTCATTAAATTTCTAATTTTTCTACCAAATCTTATGGCCAACTCACCTGTGTGAGTCGCTTGAATGATTTTTAGTCTAGGATTTTGCCCTATCATCCATGCCGGGAATAAAAATGAGGCAAACTCACTTTTTGTGTGACGTGGGGGCATGTTAACTATCAGTCTTTGGTTCTTACCTGTCAAAAATTTTTGAAATTTTTCTGCAATCTTAACGTGATGTGGTCCCTCAACAAAATCAGGCCACATGGATTTTACAAATCTTAGAAAATTACCACGAGCTTGTTCTTGTTCTATCTTTTTTCGAAGCAATACCATCGCCTTTAATTGGTTCGAGTCTAATTTTGAGTAGTCTATACGCATATTTTACTCCCATAGTGTGTAAATGTTGCCAGGACAAGGCCAAGCGTGTGCGGAGCGGGGCCAAAAAATGGTGGTCCGATAATGCTTGATTTTATTGGGCTTTTCATTTGCTCTAAGTACCTAGGATATTTGTTGCATAATCTATATTATCGGAACGATAACCACTATATTTTTCAACACTTTTAGCGTTCCGTGGATCGTTGGCTCTATATATTGTATGCATTGTTCAAAAAAACCTTGATCAGGTCCCATGTCTGACCCACCCTGACCGTGCAAAGTGGTTCATTTTCAACATTTTCTTGCGTAAAGTTGATATCGGTGGATCTATACAGAAAAAACGCTCTCTCTTTAAGGGACCGTTGCAAGATAAACAATCCATCAATATGGTTTTTATATTTATGATGGAACGCTCTTTGATGTGGCCTAAGACTTTGTAACAATCTAGAACGATCACAGACCTTACATTCCATAAACAAAGCCTGTTTATTTTTGTTAAATAAAATTAAATCAGGGAAGCCATTTATTGTAGTAGTTTCAATCCTTATTGGCTTAAACTCTGAAAGCTTTTCTTTTACCAATTTATATAAATTCTTTTCAGCACTCATAAAAAATATACCGTTACACCTTACAGATATTTTTACAATTTGGTACTAGAGATTTTTCCATAACTTCTTTTAAAATAATCAATTTGGAAAAAGGGTTCAATTACCTAGAGCATCACACTAGTCACACTACTCAAAACTAGAAGTGTGATGGGTAAAACATTGATAACAAAAGCTAAACAACATTACCGGACACTATCACACTTGTTTTAAAATTTTTTTTATTTTTATTTTTATTTTTTCAAAAAAACCTAAGTACTGTGATAGCTGTCCACGGTCCACGGTAAATGTCGCAATTTGCAATAAAATATCGTAAATATCAAAAATAAAAATACCCTTTAAATCCATTTTAAGAGCCATAGAGCATATAATAAATTATCATATAAAA